TACCCTTTCACAGTTATATAATTTGTTATCTATTTCGTATGTTGTTTCATTAATAGTAGTAGCAGCTAACTTAGTATTAACTGAAGCCATTAGTGGAAACGTAATGAAGCATATAGTAAACCATCCTATTACTAACAGCAATCCTATTGAGATACCTTGCCACATTAGTTTGGTTTCAGTATCCATTCTGTTTCTTCTAGACATTGTGTATCCTTTCGTTACATTAAGAGATCTTATAGGAGTAAGTATAGTATATTACCGACCCACTCCTATAAGGAGAGTATAGATTATTTAGTATCCCATTTAGCCATAGCTTCGTAGCTATGTACAGAGTATCCCATATGATATGGATTAATAGTTCTGTTAAGATGTTCTTCACCTGGTATTTTAACTTCGACTTCTATACTATCATTACTGAAGGCAGAAGAGTTTCCTAATGTTACGATCTGACGCATAGTCATTGCTGCACTGAAGGTTATTTTATTCTTACTACCTGTTTTATTAAGTGCCATTGATTTACCTGTTCGTGAATATATTGGTTCACTTATGGATATCTCGATGTTATGTATTTTAGGTTGTGTCATAGTGTGTTCCTTTCATAGAACGTTTGGTTATAGTTTTAATACTTCTTCAACATAGTAAGATGCTTGAGCATACGACATGTTTGGATACTTTGCTAAGGTATTCTTTATAGCTTCTGATTTAGTCATGATGTGTTCCTTTCATAGAACGTTTGGTTAATTTAAGTTATTGAGAAAATTACTTTTGGGTAATTTTAGTTAGTTTAGTAGTTTGTGATCACGTTTATTGTTGGTTTGTGATCACTATTGTTGGTTCGCCCTCACGGTTCATTGGCGATTCCGTGTGGTATTACCAGTCATCCAACACTCTATGCAACCCCAAGGTCCTTAGGATTGCACTGGATTCAAAAAAAAAGTAAGGAACCCCTACGAAGAGAGGTTCCTTTACAGTACTACGAGGCCAAAGGTAGAGACCTATGGAAGTAGCAAGGCTTCAGCGTCAACGTCACTGCACCCTTAGTATCAACCAACTTCTTGAAGTGGTCATGTTGATACAGGTGAGCGATGAACTTACCTTTGCCTGTTGTTACACCGACCATATCACGAGTCCATTTAGAGTTTATCTTAGACCCTGGAAACAATGTTAGTTTCTTTACTACCGTTTTGATAGTTGTCGGCGCGGTTATTGTTTGATACTTATCCATGATGTGTTCCTTTCTAGAACTACTACATTATAATTAATGTATAGAGTAAATCACTCTTGGGTGATTTATGGAGTGTGTATGAGAGGAAGGTGCTAGAGGAAAAGAGGGGGTCACTTTCTTACTTATACCTATAGTATATATAATACCTTCTTTATTCTCTCTCCCACGCACTCAACTATACCCACTCAACCATACCCATACTCCCCTCATAGAAACCGAGGGCACAACATGGATAAACAACAGATAACTAAATTATTAAAGGAAAAAGTAAAACGTAAGAAACTAGATGAATATAAAAACAACTTTGCTTCTTTTGCCGAAGAGCAAATAAAAATAATTACTAAAGATGCTGCGCAGGGCTTTGTTCCTTTTGAGCTTAATGAATGCCAACAGATAATTACAGAAAAATTAAATAAACAATTAGAAGAGACTGGAAAGGTTAGAGCAATAATACTTAAGGCTAGGCAACAAGGTATCTCAACTTATTGCGCTGGCCGGGTATTTTGGAAAAGTTACTTTACTCCTTATGCTAGATCAGTTGTTATGGCTCACGACTCGGCTACATCAGATGCTTTGTTTGCTCTTAGTAAAAACCTAATCAAACAGTTAGACGGAGATCTAGCGCCTAAAGAGATAAGGTCTAATGCTAAAGAGATTATTATTAATAGCCCAGCTATGCCTGATAAGGATGCTACATCCTCGTATCGTTTATATACAGCAGGTAGTCCAGAGGCAGGTAGAGGTACAACACCAACTATAGCTCATCTCTCAGAGATTGCTTTCTGGGGTCATGATGAGAAGATCTTAGCTGGTTTGTTCCAAGGTATATCGCAAGCAGCAGGTACTGAGGTTATACTAGAGTCAACAGCCAACGGTGCTCAAGGGGAATTCTATAGATTATGGAAAGGTGCTTGTAATGGGGAGAACGAATACGTACCAATTTTTCTTCCTTGGTATATTACACAAGAGTATAGACGCATAGCACCTGAAGCTATGGAATTAACTATAGAAGAAGAAGCATTAGTAGAAAAGTATGGATTAGATAATGACCAACTATATTGGAGAAGGCTTAAGATTGCCGAAGGCGGAGAACTTAAGTTTAAACAAGAGTACCCAGCAACAGCTGACGAAGCGTTTATTGTTAGCGGATCTAACGTCTTCAACGTGGAGCGCTTGGATGAACTCATACCCGTCCCACATAGACGAAGATCAGAGTGGGACCCTCACAGCAAGATGCTTGACGAACACAGAGAAGGAAACCTCTACTTATATGACTATCCTAAGTGGGAAGAACCCTACGTAATAGGGGCAGATGTTTGTTTAGGTGTAGGTCAGGACTATTCTGCCTGCGTAGTTATGAATAAGCAGCGGGAAGTTGTAGCAACCTACAGGAATAACCGTATAGATCCCTCAATGTGGGGAGAACTTCTATTTTATTTAGGAAGATACTACAATAATGCGCTACTCGCTGTAGAATCTAACTCAATGGGCATAGCAACCCTGCAAAAGCTGGAGTCAATGGACTATATTAACCTATATAAGCAGACTAAAATTGCTAATGTTAGCAATGATGAGGGTACTAGGCTAGGATTTAGGACTACATCGGCTACAAAACCTGCAATTATAGGGAATTTAAAGAATCTTATAGAAAACGAGGAGATATTAATACCCTCACCGTACTTAATACAGGAGCTAAAGGAGTATATATCTACCGACACCGGAAAAACGGAGGCGGCGCCGGGATGTTACGACGATATGGTTATATCTTTAGCTATATGTGCAGAAGTTTTGCGTACTCACTGGGATAGACTAACAACTAGAAACGTAAGTTTTACACAGAGGACAGCAGATTGGAAACAAGACGACACAACGTGGTTATAGTAGACCACGAAGAAGATATATCTAACACATTAATAGACTATTATTTAGAAGGAGTTGTGCCTATAAATAGTGTTAGGATTATAGAGGATATTAACCAAGAACCTATCTTTCAACTTAGATGGTACCCTTGTTAGTATGCTCTCCTTATAGAAACAATAAACCTAGGAGGTACACAATGTATTTTGTATTGGCATTGTTGTGCACAGATTTAGACGAACAGTGTATGATAAAGACATACCCAAATTTATTACCGAGCTACGAAGCTTGTTTAGTAACTGAACAAACAGTTATAAATAATCTTTGGAAGTTTGCGCCTCCTAATGCATCATCAGTAAACACTTGGTGTATAGCATTACCGGAGGACACATAATGTTTAAAACAGAAAGAATGTTTTTGTTTGTTTGGGCAGCAGTTATAATAGTCTTAGCAAGTTCTATATACGCATCGTCTGAAGGATGTGATAGTAGCACTAACGCTAACTGCATAGAAACAAATAGTAACACAACATCTACAGTAGATAGTAACTTAACTTCTACTACTACAGTTAAGTCACCACCAGCTTCTGCAATGTCACCAAGTATCAGTGCATCTAACTCTGATCTGTGTACAGTGGGTGTCAGTGGTGCGGTGCAGACTCAGATACTAGGTATCTCTGCAGGTAAAACTGTACGTGATATGAATTGTGAAAGATTAAAGAATGCTAAAGTTTTGTATGACATGGGCATGAAGGTTGCCGCTGTATCAGTAATGTGTCAGGATAAAAGAATTTTTGTTAGCATGCTTAATGCTGGAACTCCCTGTCCGTTCGATGGACTTGTAGGTACACCAGCTAAAGAAGCATGGAAGAATAACCCTCAGCTAGTGCCCGGTGCTAAGTCTGGAAAGAATAAGGAGTGGTCAGATGATGATAAGAATACTGCCAAAGGTGCTGCTGGTATCGGTGGTTTGCTTGCACTCCTCTTACTGCTTATCTGAGGTAATATATGGAAGGACTGATAATGTAACTACAAGAGGTTACATCTGGGCTATGACTAAAGTATTACCAGCTGAAACAGGATTAAAAGTACAAGGGGTATACCATAAATACACAATTACTAAAGAAGCAGATACAAATGCAACAGTCTCTATAGTAAACAAGAATGCAAATAGTACAGGTAACATATACGAGAATCACGACAACTGGGATAAAATACCCGGTAATACTAAGATAGGCTTTGATACTGTGACACCTTCTTTAGGTACGTTATGGGGAGATGGAAGTATATCTGTTGATGGTGATGGAACATTGAGTGATGTTATAATTGCTTATAACTATAAATATGATACGTGTAATATACCTTTAACTGATTCTTCTTGTCCGGGATATGAAGATGCTTTAATGAAGTATCTACTTGACAATGGATTAATTAATGGTGAAGCAGATATAAATGATCCTTACTATGATGAGTGGGTTCAGTTCCAGTTGGAACGTAAGACAGAGATGGAAAAAGAAGAAGAAGATAAACAAGAAAAGAAAGATAAAAAAGAAGATAAGGAATCACAAATTGAGACTGCTTTATCTGTTGCAGGTGCTGCTATAAAGATGGTAGACCCAACTCGGCAGATGATGATGATGGTTCAAATGGCTTCAGCAGGGACGCTAGATTTATACTACGGTGCTACTATAGAAGGTGGTACGTATAACGAAACAATAGAATTGACAGACGGTATTATTATAGATAACTTTAAAGCTTTAAGAAACTTAGCTCAAGATGAAACTCATAATAAAATGGTACGTTCTCAATACGATAACTAAACGGAGATAACATGGATATTAAAACAATAACAACGTTAGCGTTCTTAATGCCAGCAAGTGCTGCGCTAGCAGTGGACTCACCTATTGGTGGAACCGTAGCACCTAAGTGCAGCGTATGGACAGAAACTTCTGGTGTCTACGGACATCCACTCCCGTACAAACTATCTACCACAACAGCAGATGGTGGGGTAGCAGCTTCTATTAGAGTAGACGTAGCACAAGCTGATTACTATAAGACTCGCTTTACACATCCTGCTAGCTTTTCATCTAGCCCTTCACTAAACGATGCAGTAGCTTGGACAGGCAGCACAGTGGTAGGTCAGGTATCTGTAGCAGGAATGTCAGCATATGAAGCTGCAAAGGTTACATATAATAATGTAACAGAGTTTAACATGACACTTGCAGGTAGTACATGGTTTACTGTATCTTCTACTGCTAGTTATGGTAGTACTAAGTCACTACCAGCAGGTAACTACACGGCTATAATAAAAGCAGAATGTATAGCAAAATAATTTTAACCCTATGTTTTATGTGTATAAGCTTAAGTAGCTATGCACACGAAATGACTCCAGCTTACTTTAAGTTAAAACCTTCATACATAGAAGATGTATCGGTTACTTCTATGAAGTTGTTTAATAGACGAGATGATGTAAAGTATTATGACATTGAAGTATTTACATTTGATTGGAAACCAATTCCATTCGCTTCAGAATA